AATCATTGTAATTCACAATCTCATTTGCTAAAGTTGGCATATAATGTCCACCATACGACTCGCTCGTAATATACAAGTTGCTTTTGGCAAAATGTGGAAACTTCTGAATGAGTGCTTGAATTGTTGCTAAATTATCCTTGGCCGCCTGGTCGTCTCCAATCTTATAATCATCCTCTACATCCGAGTAGGAGAAGCCGACGCCCACTGGCTGCTCTAAGAATACCATGTTGGCAACCTTGTTCCACGCGTATGGATTTAAAAGAATGTCGCCGTCCTCCGTGGGGCGAAATGGACCCTGTTCTGTGAGAAACCCGATTAGGCCGGAGCATCCCGGACCACCATTGGTCCAAAATACAAGCGGCTTCAAGTCGGCGTCCTGTTCGGCCTCGACAAGCCAATAATGGATGTATTTTTGCGTACCAGGCAGCTGAATATAGCCACTGAACTGATTATACAACAAGTCATCATGTAGCCCAGGTAAATCAGTGACCTGATCTAGAAGTGCCTCTTCACTATAAATAAATGCGGCACTATAACTCGCATATATAAAAGACAATAAGAGTAGTCCTTGTACAAACATTTTATATTATATTATATAAAAATTTATTTCTATATAATAATTTTATATACTATTGGTTGTTTATAAAAGTTAAGATAAAAGTTTTAAACTTAACCAACCAATTAAAATTCATCAGTAAAATCAAAGTCAGCATCCGTCTTATTTACATTTGCCAAGGCATATTCTCCAAGGCGTTTTTCAAAGAAATTGACTTTGCTCTCTAGGCTGATGAGCTCCATATAGTCCAGGCAGTTAGCAACATTGTATATCTTCGGGTAGCCCAATTGAACGCAAAGTCGGTCGGCTACAAATTGGATATATTGCCCCATCAATTCACTATTCATTCCAATTAATCGGCATGGCAATGCCTCACATATGAATTCCGTCTCAATTTCAACACACTCCTTGATAATGTCGTGTATTTTTGCTTTTGGCAGTTTCTTTTCCAACTTACTGTATAACAGAATGGCAAACTCACAATGAAGCGCCTCGTCGCGTGAAATGAGCTCATTCGAGAATGTTAGACCAGGCATTAGTCCGCGCTTCTTGAGCCAAAAAATGCTAGAAAACGCACCTGAAAAGAAGATGCCTTCAATACACGCAAATGCTACAAGACGTGTCGCAAAACTACTGCGATTATCATGAATCCACTTCTGCGCCCAATCCGACTTCTTTTTGATACACGGGTAGTTCTCAATCGCATTGAAAAATTTATTTTTTTCTTCATTATCCTTGATATATGTCTCAATTAACAAACTATATGTGTGGCTATGTATATTTTCCATCGCAATTTGGAACCCATAGAATGCTCTCGCCTCTGATATTTGAACGTCACTCATGAAACGTTGCGCCAAATTCTCTAGAACAATCCCATCCGACGCAGCAAAAAACGCCAAAATCATAGAGATGAAGTGTTTTTCGTCATCATTAAGCTTTGCCCAATCGTCCAAATCCTTCGATAAGTCGATTTCCTCAGGTCGCCAAAAGCAATCCACTTGTTTCTTATACATAGCCCATATATCGTCATACTTAATAGGGAACATTACAAATCTTTTATCATCAGGGGTTAACAAAGGTTCTTTAGACATCCTAAATAATATATATCAAATATTTTTATATTGTTTTAATTTTTAAGGTATTTAAAAAACATTTTGAATAATTGTTTAATTGAAAATATTTTAATAGCATACCATATTAAGATAAGACACTATGAACGAAGACAAGCGTATTTATGACTTAAAAACAAAAATCAAACAAAACAAGGAATTATTGCTTCAAAAGAAAAAAGAACTGGAAACAGATGCGACTAATAACAAATATTTAGAAGGCGTTGTCAAAAATTACAAAAAATACTATGAGAATGTTTCCGAAGAAAAACAGCGCCAATATGACGCTATGATGCTACTTAAGGAGTATTTAGACGACTTAATTAAGCAGGATAAAATAACAAACAATCAATTAAGAGACGCCAAAAGACAGCAACGAAATATTGTTATGGAAATGGAGAAAATTACGAACGAATTAAAAAAAATAATATAATATATAAATGGTAAATATTTTTGGAATGAAATTGTTTGAAAGTCCTAGCATGGAGGAACAAATGCATCATAAAGGGAGACATGGTGCCAATTGTGAATGTCCTAATTGTAGCAAAAAAAAATATAGAGGCCGAAGACATAAAAGTCGAAGTCTTAGAGGCGGTTACACATATAAACAAAATAATAAGAGTATGAAAGAGGAGGATGTTACAATGGAACTATCGAATGTTTTATCGGGTAGCAAATCTATGAGCAAATCTAGAAGCAATGGTAAAAGTAAAGCAAAGGCGTCAGCAAGAGGCACTAGACGTCGAAGACATTAATTCTATCGGTTTACACCATCGGTCATTTAAAATGACCTTGGTAACTGTTACTTTGTGACTGATATCACGCCGACAAGTCGGCGTTTTAAAAGTCCAAAGGTGTAAAATCTTAGTATAAAAACCTTATTATAACATTAACCTGTATATACTCGGCAAATTAGCACAATTTTGCGGCCACCTGCCAGTGACTTCTCGCATATATAGCGAATTTATTTGAGACCGCCGCCTAATTACAGTCATTCGTTCTGCGTAAATCTTCTTCCATTTACGCTGAATAATTCTAATCCATATTGTTTTTATAATAACCACATGATGGTCTGTATCTAAAACAATACATTCCGCTATTTCCGGCTTGATATAGTCGGTCTTGGCAACAATGTTCTGATAATTTCGTATAATAACGTGAGGCGCAAATTCGGTGTCATTGTAGTATTCATCATTATAAAAGTCAGCATAATCATATATATCTTCTTCGTCATCATCGTCGTTGTTATCAACGTTGTCTAATAACATACCAGTAGCCCCGTCAAACTTGGAAATAAGTAAATAATGCCCGTCAATTGCTTGAATTTGATTGCTAGGCGCACCATGAATATTTCGATTGAATATCTCACATAAAACTAGACTGAAACGAGAATGTGGCATTTTTTACAGTAATTTATTTAATATAGTTTATAGTATTTACAAGAAATGAAAATTAGACATTTTATATCAATTTTTTTTAAATATTATATATATACAATACAATGAGTTTTGCAAACGAAGCATCCAAATTATTGACCAATAAGTATTTCCTGTATTTTATTGTGTTTTTAGCAGTATCAAATGTCCTAGGATATCTTGTAACCAATAAAATAAATGCCGTAATCTTTTTTGCGCTAATATGTCTGCTAATGGCGAACTTTAGTAAAAATATGATTGTTGTATTAATTGTCGCAATTATCGCAACCAATTTGTTGATGGTTAACGGCAAAATGCGTGAAGGTTTGGAGAACGCTACTGGTACAACAGAATTAACAGATGAACAAAAGGCGGAAATTAAAACAGAAGTTACAGAAGATGCTCAAGCGATTAAGGCTAAGCGTGCTTCTTCTGCTGCTGCTACTGTGCCTTCTGCTGACGCTACTGCTACAACTGCTGACACAAGTACAACTGACGCTAGTACTCACGCTTCTGCTGACGCTAGTCCCGCTCCTGTCGCGAGACCAAATGCGGCTGCGTTAAAGGCTAAGGTTCAAGGGGCTACTACTACTACTCCTGCTACTACTAGTACAGACGGTGTAGAAGAAGGATTTGCCCCTGCTGGAGTTGGATATAGTGGCAATAAGCGTGGTGCGTTAGGCGGACCCGCAAAGCCGTCTCGAATTGATTACGCAACTACTTTAGAAGACGCGTATGACAATTTAGACAAGATTTTAGGTTCAGGTGGAATGAAAAGTTTGTCAGCAGATACTGAGAAATTAATGAACCAGCAAAAGAATTTATTTGCGTCAATGAACTCAATGATGCCTCTTGTTGGAAAGGCACAAGACATGTTAAAAGGGTTTGACATGGACAAGATTAGCAAATTAGCAGATATGTCGTCGTCAATAGGTGGAGCCAAACCTAAGGCATAAGTATGTGTATTTATATTGTTGTATTATTTATAAAATATAATAATATATAAATGAAACGGTGTCCTCCAGGCATTATATGTATTGAAAGTATTACTTCCTTATTTTTCACAGTTATTATTGTTGGTATTGTTGGGTTCTTTATTTATGTTAGTTATAACAAGAGTCAAAATCAAGGACAAGGACAACAAAATCAAGGACAAGGGCAACAAGGACAATTACAAACAAATTATCCTTATAATAACTTGTATAGCAATTTGTATAATGGCGTTCGAGACAATATGATGGACAACACGCCAATCAATGGTGTTTTAACCAATCCATATGATGCGCCGTATAAAGATGAACGTTATCTTGTTCCTAAGCAAGGGCAAGGAGTGCCAATTAATGTCTCCACCAATATCGGCGCTGTCGACACAAGCTACCGTCAAATTGGAATTATTACTCCTTTGAACGGCAACACAACTAACAACATATTGCCACTAATGGGTCGTCCACTTTATACAAGCAGACAAAAATGGCAATATTATACTATTTCTAATCAGCACAATAATGTCAAATTGCCTATATCGGTTAAGGGCAAATCCGCTTTAAATGATTACGGCGTGGACGAATTGTACAACGGCGACACAGTTTATGTAGAAGGATATAATGACGCTTTCAAGGTGACTGTATATGACAATAGCACGATTAAATATTTGCCAGTGCTCTAATATCTACGCTTTAAAAAAAGTTAAGACCTAAATATGTATTTAAATATATTTGTCTTGAACCCATTAAAATTACTAGATGACGCCACTGTATAGGCGCCAAAATTCTCCACATATACCCACTCTCCAACAGCTAATTCCGGTAACATAATCTCATTTGAGATTAAATCAATTGAGTCACATGTAGGACCAAATAATCGGCTTTTATATACCTTGTCATTCCTCTCATTAAAAGGCAATATTATCGGATTGTTATGGTCAAAATAAATACAACCAAATGAACCATAAATGCCGTCATTTAGATAATACACAATTACTTTCTCACCAGTTTCCTCATCAATTATATTCTTTTTACCAATTACATTCAATACTAGGGTATGACTCGACTCCGCAAAATATCGACCAGGTTCGGCTATAAATTGAATACTGTTATTATCTAATTCGTCTGAAAAGAATTCAGTAATGCTATCATTAATTCTTTTTGAAATATCTTCAAATTTAACATCACGGTCTATACCGGGAAATCCGCCTCCAATATCTATGATGCTTATATTTATGCCTATTTTAGTGGCAATATCACACGCCTGTTTACAGTCTTTTATGGCATTGTAAAACGTATCTGCCGATGAACATCCGCTGCCAACATGAAAACTGAAACCAGTTACATCTAATTTAAGCGTTTTTACAATATTCAATAGTTCCTCTACTTGCGACAATTTACAGCCAAACTTTTTATTAAATTTACACCTACTTTTGCTGTCATCTACCGCCAAACGCAACACTAATTTCGCATAAGGGTGATATAATTTTATTTTATACAGCTCTTCTTCACAATCAAAAGTCATGAGGTCAACATCATTTGCCCGCGCATACCGAATTTGTGACGACATCTTACATGGATTCGCAAATATTATTCGCGACGGGTCCTTGGTTATTTCAATTACCATTTTCATCTCATTCTCACTAGCACAATCAAAGTTACAGCCAAGGGATGCCAGCGATTCTAATATCACCGGGTTCGGGTTACATTTTACGGCATAATACGGTTTTACATTTGGTAACAATCGCAGCCAATTTGAATAAGAATTGGTTAATGAACCTAAATCAATAATATAAAAGGCACGCTCACTTTGGTTGTCTTCTAAAAAATCATTAATAATATTGTATGTATCTTTATCACTTCCATACAATTTTACATCATATTTTTGTAAAAGCGAATTGTCTAGTGTTTTAATTTCAGTCAATGACATTTATCAATACAATATATTGTTAGTTTTGTTGTATTTATATTGATTATCAATTATCAATATAAATTATATATTCATATTCTTTAGTGTCATATTCTTGTAGTTTTTTCCATGTCTATTTCTACATGTATTTGTATGTGTCAAAACCTTCTTATTTTTATATCTTTTTCTAGTTTGATTGTGGTTACCCTCCTTTATTAATACTTTATTTAGTCGGGCTTTAGTTAATTTCATATTTGTATAACTATAAGTAATATAATTTTATATATTTTTTTATTTATAATTTTATTTATAATTTTAATTTATATATATAGATAAAGTATATAATGTCTTCATCAATATCAACTGCCTGTGTAAGCTCAACTACTCCATTAAATATTAATATTTTATCAAAAGCTGGGACTTGTGATACAAAATGCGACTATAATTTTAAATACAATAGTAGTTACTGTTCTGTCGCTAATAAAGGTATATATATATCTGTAGCATATGACGCCGGTAATGCTCCGCAAGTGACATATAACACTCGTGGATATAACGTAAAGGAATTTAGAATATATTCTCCGTCAGCTCATACCTATGGGCAATATAAACAACAAGTTGCTGAAATTGTTATCATTCACACTCCAGTTAATGGTGGAAACAATTTGATTGTGAGTGTTCCAGCAAGAAGTGATGAATATAGTTCGACTTCAAAAGGTTCTGTATTGGTAAATAATATTATTCTTGGGACTGCTAAGAATGCTCCTAACGCCGGAGAAACTGCTACATTGTCTCTTATAAAACCATTTACATTAAATGATGTGGTTCCTAAAAAACCGTATTTTTCTTACACAGGGCCAGACGCATTTTATAATTGTTCACAAACCGTAGATTATATTGCATTTACACCTGAAAACTCGAATATTTCAATTACTTCAGATACTTTAAAACAAATGAACAAAATTATTACTAACAGTAAAATTGTGGCAAGGCCAGGAAATGTTGATGTGCCACTTTTTATTAATGAAAAGGGTCCCAATAGTTCAAAAATGGATGATGAAATTTATATTGATTGCCAGCCAGTAGGTAATTCTTCTGAAACTGAAAAGGTTGTTACAAGTACTGGTTACACTCCCTCGCCAATTAATGCAGACGACATCTTTAAAAGCCCTTGGTTTCAAATTATTGCTAGTGCCTTAGGGTTTTTGCTGATACTAATTGTGCTGTCTAAAATTTTTAGTTCAAAAACGATGCCAAGTATAAGTAATATAGCTAAATCCCCTTCAAAAATGATTAGTTAGTGTTTCTATTATTTTATTAAAAAATACGTTAACAACATTTGCCCTATTTCTGTATAACACCATATAGCCGGTTGTTCGTGTATGTTATTTGTTATTAAAAAACCTAAATATGGTCCAGTCAATAACATTGCTAAAAAAGGCTTTAATTGAAATATGGTTAATACTGGTATAGTCCACATAAAAAAGTGTAATCCTATGCTTGGGGTGAACCAATATTTTCCAGCAGCACGCAACCTTATATTCCAAGCAATGTGTTTATTTCCTGAAAATGCGCAAGTTTCTTTACCACACAATGGTTCGTTTTTATTGTCACATAGTTCGTCGTCTTTAACAAAAAATAAACGACTTGCCAATAATAAACCTGCGAAAAACGACATATACAAAAATATAACATTGGGTTTATTTGTAAACGCAAATAACCATATATTGAAAAATAAGGGTTGAAAACATATATGAATATATCCAATGTTTGTTAAGAATTTATTATAATCATTATTACATTGGTTAATTACTTTATATTGAAAAAATTGTAATATTTCCATAAGAGCAAAATATCCAATACCAATAGCAGCATATATATTTTTGTTATAGAAATATACACTAGATAGCAGTCCAGTAATACCAATAGTTAATGAAATATTTTCAGAAAAACACATATATATAATACTAGTATATTTTCGGCGTTAGTATAGAAGATGTAAATGTTATAGCAAAGCAAAAAATGTGTAAAAATAATATATTTTGAATATTTATATTATTTTTATTAATTTATTTATTAAATTATTATGTATGTTAATTTATTATGCTTTTTAATTGCTACCCGCATTCACGTGAGCCGCGTCATATGTATCCTCCAAAAGAGGTTTAAATGTTGGCTTCACGTAATCCGTGTTGAACTTTTGCGGGGCCATCTTTTTCACAACCTCCTGCTCCAAGGTATACGGGAATTGGTGTTGCGGTGTAAACGGGGACCATTTCTTCTCCTCGGTCGGATAAAACTGTTCTAAACCTGCCATTCCAGTTTTAACTGCCGCATTCTTTATCAAATGAAAGGCAACAAAAACGCCCAAAACACCTAAAATAGGGTTTGAATATGCGAATAGAAGAAGGGCAAACACGGCAACCATTACTTTGCCGACTGTGCTATCAATCATTGTAGCTACACTTTCAGGGGTTTTAAAATCGACAACCAAATATATAATAAATAATATAACTAACAATAGTTGCGACATATTCTTCTTCTCAAGTAATTCGTTTAAATATTCCATATATATATCATAATTATAGATTATATTTTTTGTATAAGCAAAGAAAAGCAATCCGAAAACAATATAAACATTTTGCTCTAAATATTATTAGCTACAATATATTATGAGTTTTTTTAGAAGCAGGAATTATAACAACAATAATACAAACAATACAAATAATAAAAAAAAGGAACCGATTGAAATGCCTAAAAATATCAACACATATTTGGGGCAAAAAGGCTACACCATTTTAAAAAGTGACTTATCAGTTAGCCAGCAGCAGCACATCAAGGAACAACTGTTGATTAAACCATGTACACCTGGCGCACCTATTGCGATTGATAAATCTTTCCCTGTTTTCCGTGAATCAGACAAGAAACTATATGTGCCGCGTTATTACGGTGAACAACTTTTTGGAAAACCAAAGGAAACCAAAATATCTGAAGGCGACGATATTGCGTTGGAATTTCAGGGGTCTTTGAGAGACATGCAAGTTCCAGTTGTCAAAGCGTATTTGGATAAGGTTCTTCCAAACGGTGGCGGCGGTGGCCTACTTGAACTCCCATGCGGGTTCGGCAAGTGTCTCGGTATTAACACTCCAATTATCATGTCGGATGGAACTTTTAAAATGGTTCAAGACATACAAATTGGGGATAAATTAATGGGTGATGATTCAACACCTAGAAATGTCTTATCACTTGCTAGAGGTAAAGAACAAATGTATAAAATTAGCAGTAAAAAAGGGGATGAATATATTGTAAACGAAAGTCACATATTATCTTTAAAATCGTCTACTGATTTTAAATCAAATATGAAAAAAGGGCAAATTATAGATATTTCTGTAAAGGATTTTTTAGAGCTACCTAAATCATACCATGGAAAAGGTGGGCCTTTATTAGGTTACAAAGTACCTGTTATATTTCCGGAAGTAGAAGTAGAGTTTGACCCATATTTACTTGGCTATTGGCTTGGTGATGGAGCTTCTAGTCACTCTGGAATAACGACACAAGATAGTTATGTAATCAAGTATCTTGTAGATTTATTTAAAACAAAACATACTAATTTATACTTACAATATAAAGGTTCACAATATGATTATCGAATTAACGCAATTAACGGTTATAAAAATGGTAACAGTTTTATGAGGTTTTTAAAAAAAAATAATTTATTAAATAACAAACATATACCATTCAAGTATAAATGTAACAGTAGAAATATACAATTACAATTATTGGCAGGTATAATTGATTCAGATGGATATCACAAAGGTAATTGTTACGAGATTGTTCAAAAAAATACACAAATCGCAAATGATATTGTGTTTTTATGTAGGTCTTTAGGATTTGCGTGTTACACAAAAAAATGTAAAAAAACTTGCACAAATGCTCCAAATGGACCTAAAATAGGGGAATATAATAGAATATGTATTTATGGTTCGGGACTAGAAGATATACCTGTTTTATGTCCTAGAAAGAAATGTACTAAAAGGAAGCAGATTAAAGATGCGTTAGTTTATCGCATTACTGTAGAAAAATTATATATTGATGATTATTATGGGTTTGAAATTGATGGCAATCGACGTTTTATATTAGGTGATTTTTCTGTAACACATAATACCTCAATTTCGCTCTACATACTATCTAGGTTGAAAAAAAAGACCCTTGTAATTGTTCATAAGGAGTTTCTAATGAACCAGTGGATTGAACGTATTCAACAATTTTTACCGAATGCCAAGATTGGCAAGATACAAGGGCAAATAATAGACATTGAAGGCAAAGATATTGTCCTTGGGATGCTTCAGTCGCTTTCAATGAAGGACTATCCGGCCTCCTTATTTGACAGCTTTGGTCTAACAATCATTGACGAAGTCCATCATATTTCTTCAGAGGTGTTTTCATGTGCGCTTTTCAAGTTGGTGACCAAATATATGCTCGGACTTAGCGCCACTATGGAGCGCAGCGACGGTACTACTAAAGTTTTCAAAATGTTCCTCGGTGAGGTCGTTTACAAGCAAGAGCGCAGCAAGGACGAAGAAGTGATTGTCCGAGGCATCACGTATCAGACCAATGACGACGAATTCAATGAGCTCGAATTGGACTTTCGAGGGAAGCCAGCTTCATCCAAAATGCTTAGTAAAATATGTAATTACAATCGCCGTTCCGAATTCATTTTAAAGGTACTTGATGATATGTTTAAGGAAAATCCGAAGCAGCAAATAATGATTATCGCGTCTTATCGCAATATTCTCAACTACTTCTATGAAGCAATAAATCATAAGCAAATTGCCACTGTTGGATTTTATGTAGGTGGCATGAAGGAGGCAGCTCTAAAGAAAACCGAGGAAAAACAGGTCGTATTGGCGACGTATAGTATGGCCGCAGAAGGACTTGATATTAAGACGCTAACTACACTTATCATGTCTACACCTATGACCCGAATAGAGCAATCTGTGGGGCGAATTCTGCGACAAAAGCATGAAAATCCACCCATTGTTGTAGACATTATTGATACACATGCGAACTTTCAGAACCAATGGGCTAAACGGAGAAGATTTTTCAAGACACAGAATTACAAAATTATACAGACAACAAGTAGCACATATACCACTGATATTAGCAAATGGAAGACGACATTTGTTCCTTCATGTTCTAATAAATCTTCCATAGTGTTAGATGAAGAAGAAGATACTAATGATGATACTGATGACGATGATATCGAAGATCTAGATTTGGAAACAGAAACAGAAATAAAGAAAGAACCAAAGAAGTCTACTACTGGTGTCTGCTTACTGAAATTCAAGAAATAATAAAAATGGCTAACAAAAACTCTCTAAATGGCTAACAAAAACTCTCTAAAATGGCTAACAAAAACTCTCTAAAATCTCTAGATATTTTCTTGTAATACTTGTGACTATAATACATGTAAATAATCTCACTATACGAAACACATTCTTACGACAAAACATCAGTGGCTAATCAAAATCTCTAGAAATCTCTCACAATAAAACATAATACTGTTAAATAATCTTTTACAAAGTTTACAATATTTTTCCCAAAAGTAAAAAGGGAAATGAAAAATGGACATTTTTAGAAATGTCCAAATTTGGAAAGCCGAAAAAAGTTTCAAAAAACACTGTTTTTTCACGTTGTGACCAATATGATGTAAATTACATTTTTTATAAGAAAAAAAATGTTATGATATTTTTTTTAGTTTTTCAAGAAATTTTTTTATATCCAACTACTTTAGAGGAAATGGAAGTATTGGAAAACCCAAAAAACCCCAAGTTTTATTGCGAATTTTGCCACTTCAAAACCAATAACAAAAAAGATTATTCAAAGCATTTGACGACAGCAAAACACCAAAAAGCTCAATATGGAAGTATTTTGGAAGTATTGGAAAACCCCAAAAACCCCAACTTTAAGTGCGAATGTGGAAAACAATTTGTAACACACAGTGGAATATGGAAACATAAAAAACAATGCGCAAATGATAATACAATCCAAATATCTGAAAGCAATACAAATGAAATAGTATCAAAAAATGATACAGCGATTATTGATACCATTGTAAATGAGAATAAAACATTTAAGGAATTTATGATGGAGCAACATCAGGATTTCAGGACATTGATTATTGAATTACTTAAAAAGGAGACAATAAACAATGTCAATAATATTAACAATAATATTAACAATAATATTAACAATAATTGTAACAACCAGTCATTCAACTTGAATTTCTTTTTGAACGAACAGTGTAAGGATGCCTTGAATATTGATGAATTTGTTGATTCAATTAAGATGAATTTGTCGGACTTGGAGAATTTTGCGCATCTTGGTTATGCCGATGGTGTTTCCAATATATTTTCAAAAGGTATAAAAGAATTGGGTGTCCATTTAAGACCCATACACTGTAGCGATTCAAAACGCGAGACACTTTACATTAAGAACAATGATGAGTGGATAAAAGAAACCGATGATAAACCACTCATTACAAAGGCGATTAAGAAGGTCGCATTCAAGAACATCAAACAAATCAATGAGTGGGTCAAGGAAAATCCAGCGTGCAAAGATCCTAGAACCAAAAAGTACGACCAGTACAACAAAATAGTGATGAATGCCATGTCAGGTGTCACTGAGGAAGAACAAAAGAATAATATTGAAAAAATTGTGAAAAATGTCACAAAATCGGTCGCAATTGAAAAATATGCTTTACAATAAATAAAGGTTGACAATATTTACAAATCTTTAGGCAGAATTATTTGTTGTTTAAGATATTTATAATATTTTTATAAGATATAATATGCCAAAAAATGAAATCGATTATTCAAATACCATTATTTATAAAATTACTTGTAATGACCCAAATATAACAGATGTATATGTAGGTCACACGACAAACTTTGTTCAACGAAAACATGCTCATAAATCTAGTTGTACAAATGATAAATTATCTAATTACAAATGCAAATTATATGAAACAATACGGTGTAATGGTGGATGGCTTAATTGGAAAATGACAATAATAAATTTCTTTGATTGCGCAGACCACTATGAAGCAAGAAAAAAAGAACAAGAGCATTTTATATTATTAAACGCAAATTTAAATAGTATTGAACCATTACCAAAACCAAAAAATAAATCGAATTCAGTATTAGACAAAAATGAAGAAATGACAACTTACTGTGAAACCTGTAATTTATATTTACAAAATAGTTATTTAGAATTTCACAATAATACACAAAAACATTTAAAAAATTTAACAAAAAAATCTACTTTTGTACCTAAACAAGAGTGTAAATATTTTTGTGAAAAATGTGACTATGGAACGTGTAAAAAAAGTAGTTACGACAGTCACTTATTAAGTGCTAGGCACCAAAAAACAACGCAAGACAACGAAATTCTGCCAAAATCAAAGGTCTATATATGTTTCAAATGTAATATAAAATATAAAGATAGGGCTGGATTATGGAGACATAATAAAAAATGTAATAAAAATAATACTAGTCAAGCTGAGAATAAAGACAACACAGATTTAGATGAATTAGATGAATTAGACGAAGAAGATTTAGAGCCAAGCAGCAAGGACATTATTAAAATGATGAAAATGCAAATGATTGAAAATCAAGAAATACGTAATTTAATTATTGAATTACTTAAGAAAGAAACAATCAGTAACAATATTAACAATAATATTAACAATAATATTAACAATAACTGTAACAACCAGTCATTCAACTTGAATTTCTTTTTGAATGAACAGTGTAAGGATGCCATGAATATTGATGAATTTGTTGACTCTATCAAGATGAACTTATCGGATTTAGAGAATTTTGCGCATCTTGGTTACGCAGATGGTGTTTCCAATATATTTGCAAAGGGTATCAAGGAATTAGGTGTCCATTTAAGACCCATACACTGTAGTGATTCAAAACGAGAGACGCTTTACATTAAGAACAATGATGAGTGGATAAAGGAAACAGATGATAAACCACTCATTACAAAGGCGATTAAGAAGGTCGCATTCAAGAACATCAAACAAATCAATGAGTGGGTCAAGGAAAA